AAAAAGAGAACTCATCTCCGAGATCAAAATGCAAAACGCATGCAAGAGGTTGGCGGTATGAGAGACATAAACCCTGAAAATTTCAATAGCGTAGATGAATTCATAATTTACCTCGAAGATAAAAGAGCCACGATCGACGAGACGCTAAGAGACTTAAAAAGCACAAGAGCGGATGAAAAATTTGAGACTATGGGCGAATTCGTAAAGCGCGTGGAAGCTAGCGACGAACTGGTATATTTTCCTACCGGGCTTGATTGGCTGGACGGCGAGCTTTATTACAGAGGCTTAGCGCAAGGCAGCTTCATAAACATAGCAGGAGCTAGCTACGCAGGCAAGACCACTTTTACGATCGAGCTTTTAAAGGGGCTTGCGAAGTCTCACAAGGTAGCCTTTTTCAGTTATGAAATGTATGAAAAGGTCTTGATAAGAAAGTTTAAATTTGCTCCGCTTGAGATACTGAAAAACATGACCATCATCCAAGATAACCCGAATATCGACGTAGTGTGCGAGCGCATAAGAAAGCTCAGCCAAGCGGGCGTGATGGTCTTTGCCATAGATAGCCGCATGAAGCTAAGAGTATCGAATTCAAAGCTAAGCGAATATGAGAAAAATAACGAAATTTCAAGCAAGCTAAGCGAACTCACACGAACGCTTGGCATAGTAATAATCTTGATAAATCAAATAAGCGAAGCCGATCTTAAGGCCGGACGTCAAGCCCTAAAAGGCTCGGGCGATCAAGTCTATGACAGTGACATGATAATTTACTTAAGCGCTACGCTAAACGACAGGCAAGAGGTCGTAAAAAGGGAGCTCGTGATGGCAAAAGACAGGATAGGCGAGAGGACGTTTAAGATAAACATACCTGATTTTTACAAGAAAAACGATTATGGTGCAATCTCGGCCGTGGAGTTTAGAGAATGACCCCAAAACTAGCAAAATTTATACTACTGGAAGCCGATAATTTTGGGTATGAATTCACGCTCAAAATTTTCACGGACGAGCGCAATCAAGTGGGCGATACGCAAATCATCAAAGAAAACGAATTCAGCAAGATACCTCAAATTTTAGCCAAGGCGAACGAGCAGATCAAAAAAGCTCATAGCGAGGCTAGACAAGGCAGGTTGCTATGATCCCCCGCTACGAAAACACATTGGCGTATATGAAAGCTACCGGCAAGATACCATACGAGGAAGCCGAGCAAATGGCGGTCGTATCTTGGCTCAAAGTCAAAAAAATACCGCATATCCATGTAGCAAACGAACGTATGGCAAGCGTGCAATACAAAAAGAAGCTCAAGGCTCTTGGCACTTATGCAGGATTTCCTGATCTGATGGTATTTTTACCAAGCAAGACGCTTTTTATTGAGATGAAGCGGGCCAAAAAATCACTCAGCAAGGTTAGCGCCGAGCAAGAGGAGTGGATAGAAATCCTCAATATGTTCGACTACGCCAAAGCCAAAGTGTGTTACGGTTCTGGTGAGGCGATAGATTTTATCAAAGAGCAAGGGGTGAGGTGATGAACGCGCATGCCCTTTTCTATGATGTGCTAGATGAACTATGTCCGGGATGGGAAAATAGGCGAGACGATTATTATTTGGCTGAAATAGCATTTTTGATATGTTTTTTTGGGAGTAGTTATTGTAGAAACACAATTTCTCAAAATTTAAGACAAAACCGAGTAGAAAAGTATCGCCAAGAGCTTATCAAAATTTATCAAACCCCGATCGAAAAATTAAGAAAAATTCTACAGGAGCGAATGACCGAGAGCAGGAAAAGAGCTTGCGAAAAGAGGTATTTGCATGAAGAAAAGAGGACACTATAGGCCCTCTTTATTCCCAAAGGGATCTAGGCAAATTAAAAAATAAATTTCAAATCCTAAAAGGGTAAATTTAAAAATTGCCTACTATAAAAACAAGTTACAAATCCCAAAGGGATAAATTTAGCAAGCTTTGAAATTAAAATAATTTAAATAACAATTTCAAATCCTACAAGGATAAATTTAAAAAACTTGCTAAACTTTAAATAGATAATTTCAAATCCCACAATGGAACCAATATCTAAATTTAAGACGAATTATACCCCCCCCACATTAAAGATAACTTAAGTTTTTAAGCTCCTTTTTAAATTTGTTTCGGTCAAATCGTTTCTTTGATTTGACGACTTTTGTGTTTAGGGTTATTTGACGCCTATACGCCGCCAGTATCGTTTTGTCTCGTTTCATTTTTACCCCCAAAATATTTAATAAGCTGCGAGCGATCACTCTCGCATAGAAATTTAACTAATTTTTTGCGGTAATCGCCCTTGCTCCTGCTCCATTTTCGCAGTGTGGCATAGGGGATGCCCGTAAGCTCACCGACTTCTTTCAAGGTCATTCTAGTCTATCCTTTCGTTTTCGAGCTCATCTGGATAAAGGGAAAAATAGCAGTCCCAGCCACAAACTTGCGTTGCCAAAAGCCTGCCGTCTGTTGTTTTGAGGTAGTGAGATATGCTTTTATTTGATGTTGGGTTTTCGGCCTCTATCGTTTCAGCGACGTAGTATTTCTCGCTGTTGGTTTCATCAATGATAGCCTTTTTGTGCTTTCTTTTTGGTGGCGCAAATTCTGTTGTTTCCCACCATTCTACTTCTGTGCCTGCATTGACATAGCACCATCTGCCACGCTCGTGCGAGTAGAAGCGGACTAGATACCTGCCGTTTTCATCCACAGAGTGCTCCTTTGGGTTTGTGAATTCTAGGTCTTTGTATGTTTCTATGCTTTTCATTGGTTGCTCCTTAAATTTTCACTGGTCTCATTGACCAGCTTTTTGTATTCTTTGATCACTTCGCGCGTCATCGGCTCTTTTGTGATGTAGAGCTCCGCGTGCGCGTCCTCACCGAAGCGGTGGCTGGTGAGTATGGCGTGCTTGTCTCCAAATGGCACGCTGTCCTCGTTTGGTTTGATGTTTGGGACATTTGTCAGAATGAATTCGGCAAGCCCTCTTTCATCATCGAAACCGCCGTTTGTCTCTTTGATGTCAAGTATGCCAAAGCGCGCTTTGAGCTCTTGCACAGCTTGCTCCCTTTTCTCCATATTTTCAAACCAGCTCACATCCGCATCTGGATAGTTTGCCTTGATGAAAGCCTTTGAGAAAGCGAACATATCCTTGATGATGATGTTTGCTCTCGTGAATATGTGGGCTACACGTTGATATGGCAATGCTTTTTCTTTTTCCTTGCCATCCACACTGAGCCAAATCAAGCTGTTGTCAGCCTCTGGCTTCATAAATAGCTTGTAGCCTGCCTTTTCGAGCTTTTGCAAAAGCTCATCTGAATACTCTACAAATTCCGCACCGCTGAGCTCGTGATAGACCTCTGCTATGTCACGATCGTCTCTTGTGGTTATTTCTTGGGCTTGTTTGACAAGCTCATCAGTATTTTTCATTTGTGTCTCCTTTGGCTGGTCTATGAATTTGCCGAGCTCATCGCTATCAAATTCTTTTAGAAATGGATCGCCTTGTTTTTTGAATTCGAGTATGAGAAAATACTCGATCATATTTTCAAGGTTTTCTATTTTTCCACCGAATTCTTTTAGGCATCTTTCGACTTTTTTAAAATTTACGGAAGTTTTTTTGAACTCCGCAAATTCAAAATCTGTGGCAAATCCAAGTTCTGTCAAATTTTCTTTCGTGATACCTAATAGCTCTTTTAGTCCACCTTCAAATACACTAGCTTCGCTAATTTCACCAAGCTTGACGAGTTCGCCATTTTTGCAAAAAATGAACTTTGATTTACCGCGACCAAAGCTCAACGCCGCTACTTCATCGGCAGTAAGTTCTCTTTTTTGATTGTTGATATACACGGCATAGCCGTTTCTATCAGAACCGTATAGTTTTAGCGCCTCTACTTCGGTATCACCCTTTATCATCTCTTGATAGTAGGTATTGAGTTTTTCAAATTTCATCTTATGCCCCTTTTGTTTTGATAAGAGCATTATACGTCTTATTAGCTTAATCACTGCTTAAAAAAGACCTAATAGGAACAAAAAAAGACCAAAAAGGCACAAAATATCAAAAACACATATCTCTCAACCTTAAAAAAATCTTAGATGTCGGGGTCTTTTCAAAAATATGGTATAGAATGCACGAAAAAAAGGAAAGGTGCACGTGGCAAAGCTGACAGAGGAGACAAAAGAGAAAATTCTGGCGGATTTTCATACAGGCAAATATACGATCAGAGAGCTTGGCAAAAAATATGATGTCAGCCATACGACCGTGATGAAAATGACAAAAGGGCTCGAGCCAAAAAACAAAGAAAAAGTTGCCACTCTCATTGCGATAGAAACGGATTTGGCGGGGCAAAGTTTCCAAGAAGTTTCCAGCGTGAGAGAAGCGGTCGATACTGCGACAAAACATCTCATCTATTTTCAAAACAGAGCTCTAGCAAATCAAAAGAAAGCCGACGAGCTTTTGGAGTTTGCGGACGACTTGGCTGACATCGACGCACACAGTCGTATCACGGCGAGAAACAAAGAAACCGTGCTAGGCAAATCGCCTGAAACGATCATCCACAACACGAACGCGCAACAAAATGTAGAACAAACAAAAATCGTGATAGAAAGAAAGGGGCTCATCGATGAGTGAAGTGAATTTGCGGCTCAAATATACTGATTGGCAGCGTGAGGTCTTTTTCAAAAACAAAGCCAAATTCACGACCATAGAAAAGGGGCGCAGGAGTGGTTTCACGAAAGGTATGGCAAACGCGTGCATCGAGTGGCTCATTGAGGGCAAAAAGATACTATGGGTCGATACGGTTACGGCAAACCTGCAGCGCTATTTTGAAAGGTATTTCGTGCCCGAGCTCAAACAGCTGCCTAGCGAAATGTGGAAATTTCACGCGCAGGACAAAAAACTGACGGTAGGCGAGGGATACCTGGATATGCGCTCGGCTGAACGCCCCGAGAATATCGAGGGCTTTGGGTATGACGTAGTGATCCTCAACGAGGCGGGCATAATCCTCAAAAATTCATATCTTTGGGACAATGCGATCCGCCCAATGTTGCTAGACTATCCAAATTCAAGGGCTTTCATCGGCGGAGTACCAAAAGGCAAAAATCGATTTTTTGACTTGGCAAGCCGTGGTATGAGGAACGAAAAAGACTGGGTGAATTTTCAAATTTCAAGCTTTGAAAACCCTCTTTTGCGAAAAGAGGAGATAGACGAACTCATCGCAGAGCTTGGCGGCGTGGATAGCGATGTCGTAAAACAAGAGATATACGGCGAATTCCTAGACACTACGACGAATGCGCTTTTCCCGCTTTCGCAGATAGAGGCGGCTTTTGGCAAAGTCCGGGCGTATGAGCCAAATGCCGTGCAAATTTGGGGGCTGGACGTGGCAAGAGACGGCGACGATGAGAGCGTGCTTTGCGTGCGAGATGGCTATCACGTGGAAAATCTCGAGGGCTTTCGTATCGCCAGCACTACTGAGCTTGCCCGCGAGATATACCGTAGATACGAAATGAGCGAGAAAAAACCCGAGGCGATATTCATCGATAGCGTGGGAGTGGGCGCAGGCACATTTGACAGGCTGTGTGAATTCGGGCTGGGGCAAATTTGCAGAGAGGCAAAAGCAAGCTACAAAGCTACGAACGAGGCGAAATTTGCGAACAAGCGCGCGGAGATGTATTTTGCGCTCAAAGAGAAATTTCATCTGCTGACGATGAACGCACACGAAAAGCTCAAAAAGCAACTTCAGATGATCGAATTTCAATACGACCGCAAAGAAAGATACCTGATACTGCCAAAAGACGAACTCAAAAAAGAATACGGCACGAGCCCTGACTACGCCGACGCCTTGGCGCTGACGTTTTTCGATGATGTGATGAGCGCGAGACGGACAGAAGAAAAAAGGCAAAGATATGACGGTGATTTTTGGTAGAAAATGCAAAAAAGGGGTAGATTTTGCAGTGGCAGTTTGAGTATCTTTTGGGGAATATCGACCCCGCACTGATCCGTGACGTAGCGAAACTAGACGATGAGAGCCTGACACTCACGATGGCGGGCGTGATATGTCAGCTAGTAGGCGGGCTAAAGAGCTTCCCGTCAAAAAAATATAGAAGCGAGCTGGCGCGCGAGATGATAGCTAGAGGCATAGGCACGAAAAGGGTGCTGGAGCTAACCGGCGTAAGCAAAAGAACATATTTCAATCTGAAAAAGGAGATAAAAAATGGCAAAGAGAGCTAATCAAGAGGTCCAAGAGGCGAAAGACGCTGTGATAGACAGCGCAAACGAAGCGCCAAAGAACGAGGAGCAAGAGACTACAACTAGCGAGCCAACTACCCCGAAGCAGCCAAAAACTGAAATTTGGGTATTCATCCGTGGCGACGAGCTGGGGCAAAAGGGCGAAATCTTGTATGAATTCGCCCTAAAATTTGGCTTTCGTGAGGCTATCAAAACGGCTCAAGAGATCGCCGGAATAGAACAAAACGGCGTGATGAGCGTAGAAGCACTGACAGCTATCAACGCAGTAGATGACACAAAATTCAAAGAAAGCTTTGAATTTCTAGCCGCCATCAGAGGATAGGATATGAACTCAGACAGAACAGCCTTTTTGAGCGATCTGATACAAAAGGCCAAACGCGGTTTCGAGCACTACAAGGGCGACTTTGACAAGCTCAATGCCGCGTATTTGCTCGCTCTTGACGAGGACAAGGCCCAAAGCCTCAAAGAGCGCGGCAAGGCAAACCTTTTCATACCGAAAATCAACGCAAAGGCAAAACGTATCACGGACGCTTTGAGCGAAACGTATTTCAACAGCGACGAATTTGCAAAGCTTGAAACATACATCAACAGCTCGGCTGACGTGATAGAGAAGTGGCAAGAGGCGCTCAATCACTATACGACGATCGTGCGCCTATACAAGGTCATGATGCCGATGTTTCAAAAAATCCCGTTTCTTGGCACAAGTGTGGCAAAGGTATTTTGGCGAAAAGGACTACCCGTGATCGAGGAGGTGGAGCTTGACGATATATTTTTCGACCCGGAGGCGAAAGACCACGACGATATACGCTACTATGTCAATCGTATCAGCCTTAGTTATGAGGATCTGCGAAATTTAGCGAAGCAGAAAATATACGACAAAGAGGCGACAAATGAGCTGATCAGTAGCGACGAGGCAAAAGAGCGTAGATACGATAGGCTCGAAATTTACGACGTCTATGAGTGCGAGAACGATAAATGGTATCTAAGCACGATCGCCGATAATGTGCTCTTGCGCGATAAAGTAGAGCTAAAAGACGGCTGCCCGTTCATTTTGGGCTATATGGTGCCGCAGGTGCGAGACTTTAGCGAGCAAAATTTCGTCTGCGCCTATGGTGAGCCGCCGCTGGCTAGTATATTGCCGCTACAAGAGGAGATGAATTTTGCAAGGAATTCGCTCATTGACGCGATGAATATGCACCTCAAGCCAAAAATAGTAGCGCCTCTTTCCGCGAACATCTCAAGGACCGATCTTGAGACGATAGGCAAGCCCGTATTTACGCAAAACCCGGCACAAATAACTTTCGTGCCGCCGCCAAATATCGGTAGCGCACAGATCAATATTTCCCTCATAGACAACGAGATGAGCGAAGCAAGCGGAGTGAGCCCTCAACAAAACGGAGCGACCACGCCAAGAAAAGAGACGGCGACGATGGCTTCGATAATGGCAAACGAGGGTAGCGTCAGGGTTCAAGGCTATGTGCGTGCATACAACGAGACCTTTATCGAGCCGCTTTTCGAGCGTCTAGCTATGCTCGTATGGAAATATGGCGCGAGCGAGCTTTTTGCGGGGTATTCGCGTGATGAAGTGCCAAGCTTCAAGGTGGCGCTAAATACCGGAATAGGTGCGCTAAACAAAGAGGTGCAAAAAGACGGACTGATGCAAGCAAGTGCAGCCCTAAACGCGCAATTTGGGCTATGTATGCAGATCCAAGACATCCAAGGCGCGGCAAGGATAGTGCAGGCAAACGAAAAGATCATACGTCAAATTTTGCCACTTTACGGTATCAAAAACGTAAATGAATTTCTAGGAGACGAGGGAAAGGAGACATTAAATGCTCTCATCGATAATAACACAGCAGTCGGCGCAGTCTTTGGCGCAGGCACTGGGGAGCAACAAGGAGCTAGCGGGGGTAATGTCCCAGCAGGCGTTTATGGGGCTGATGAAGCACCTGCTTATATTAGCGGCGGAGAATTCGGCGGTGGCGTTTGACAAATCGCAAAGCGACGAGCAAAGGCTTCGCGCTATCGATAGGGTCGAAATGCTTGATGAAATTTTGGAATTCATAAAAAACTATAAGGAGACAGACGATGACAGAAAATGAGGCAATAGAGTCGCTAGTAGGTGAGCTAGCAGGAGAGCAGGCGAGCGAGGCACAGGGCGATCAAGAGGCAAATACCGCACAAGGTGCAGGAGAGCAAGCCGTGCAAGCAGACACAAAAGAGGGTGCAGGAGCGAAAGCGGACGAGGGAGCAAAATTCAGTCCCGACGCTATGGCAAAAGCAATGGTGGAAGCGATGAAAGCTGCAGAGGCAGCCAAACAAGCGCCAAACGACGCAAGTCAGGGCGGACAACCCACAATACCCGCAAACGTTTCACTGGAACAACAACAAATGCTCGAACAGCTTGGGCTCTCGCAAATGCAAGCGCAGATTAACGAGATCGCAGCAAAACAGGCTGAGGCGCAAGAGCAGGCGAGGAGACAAGCGGTTTTCAATCAAAATATCACGCAATTTGAGAAAGAATTTCCAACCATAAAACCCGAGGAGCTTGGCAAATTTGCCGAGGCAAACGGAGCGCTGGATTTTCTAGGCGAAAATTACAACGGCTGGAAGCTCGTGGCGATGGCAATGATAAATAAGGCTGCGCCGCAAAGTGAGCCTGACGCGATAGTCGGCAATGGTGGTGGAAAAAACGAAGTGAGTGCCTTTGATAGGCTCAAAAAAGGCGAAAGCGTGAGCGATCTTGAGATAGGCGCGGAACTTTTGAAAGGATTTTAAGATGAATTTTTGGGATGGGCTTAAAAATTTTGGCAACAATACGCTAGGTTGGCTTGGCGGAAGCGACAGAAGCGGAACGCCAAACTGGCTTATGGCAGCTGGCATAGCGGGCAGTCTTTACGGTGGCTATCAGCAAGAAAAAATGGCGAAAAAACAATTTAATTTGCAAAAAGACGCCTATGATTTTAACAAAATGCTTTCACAACGTGAGATAGATAGGCAAAAACAAGCAAATCAAAATTTAGCAAACGCTTGGGCAAATAGTTCTTTCTATAAAAGAAAAGACGATGAGGACGGCTACTAATGGCATACTACAATCCTCAAAGGGTAGATTTCAACCCTAGCACGATGACAATAGGAGCGGTCGGCAATATAGGCCGCTCGCTTTGGGATATTTATCAAGATAACGTTAGGAAAAATCAAACACAGGCGAAACTTGATGAGACGAATAGGTCAAATTTGGCGAGTGAAGCACAAGCTGTAGCCAATTTGGCCGAGATCGCAAGAAGCCATTACGCAAGCGAGAAACAAAGGGCAGACGAATTAGATCAAAAGAAAATTTTCAACAATGCACAAATAAATCACTGGGGGAATCAAGACAAGATTTTGGGCTTTAACGCTGACACTAGCAGGATGAATGCAAATACAGCGGCGGCTAATTTTGGGCTAAATCGTGATAAATTTGCATATCAGCAAAAAACGGATGCGGCAAAGCTAAACGATAGCGCCCTACAAACAGACATGGCACTTAACGCCCTTGGCATAACCTTGCCGCAGGAACTACAAAATTTACCACAAGAGGCACAACTCGCCTATAAAAAAGCACTACTAGGGGTGAATACTCCGAACGGGAATGTATATCAAGCGCTAAAAGATAGAGGCGTAAATCCTATGACGGGCGAAATTTCAATAAAGAAAAAGCAGCCTACGCAAGCGGAGCGAAATTCCATCACGTCACTTATCGCACTAAGCGAGCTTTTGACTGGGGCAAAGACTAGATTTACGGGCGGAGAGCAGGGAGCGTTACAAAACGCTACGCACGGGGTAGCAAATTTCTTTGGAGTCCAAGATCCCGATACTCAATTTTTCAAAGATACACTGAGAATGGCGCAGCAGCAAGCCAAAGATATGCTGGGAAGCGGGAAAATTTCAAATATGCAGTATTACGACCTTTTGCGAGCGCTGCCCGACCCTAATGCGTGGTCTGATAGTGGATACAGGACAAATAATGACGCTACGATGAATAATCTCTTAAATATTTTGACTACTAAAATTCAGACCTTAAGAGATAGCGGGATAGACACGTCAGAACTCGAGGAAAGTCTAGCACCGACCTATAAAAATATCTTTGAAAACGGGTATTTTGATAATAAATTCAGGGCATTTGACGCAAGCGGCAGACGACTAAGACAGGCACAAAACAACCAAACCCCGCAAAATAGCGGTTTTGTGCCAAAAGGGGTAGATAACAATGCTACAAACACAAATCAAAACGTAACCCAACAAAAAGCCAGCAACGGCATGATAATAAATTTCAGATAAGGATACAAAATGGCATGGATAGATATACCAAGAGGGGCAAGACAAATTCAAATAAATAATGAGTGGATAGATATACCGCAAGGCGCGACGCAATACGAGATACCAGATGCTGCTCCGCAGCAAGCCTCTAGCGCACCGTCAGCGCCAAAAGTAGCCCAAGATACGGGAAAGCAAAAAGATACTAGCCCCGTTGGGTTAGGCGATGTCATCGATGCCATAAATCCTTTTGCCGGGGCACAAAAAGGTATAGCGGCGAAAGATAAAATTTATGATGCCGTAAAAAAGGAGATCGGCGGGCTTTTCGACTATCAAGCAAATAGCGGGGCGACCGGCGAGGAACTAGAGCGTCAAAATTTAACAAAGCAGCTTTCAAAAGCGCAGCATGTAGCCGATGATACGACGCTGATAAATAAAATATTTGGTGATGAGAGTAGAACAAAGCGTATAAACGATAGCGCAGACACTCTTATGAGAAGCTGGGCTTTAAAAAACGGCTATGATGATTATGGTGAGGTGAACGGCAAAAAAGTAGTCAAAAAAGGAGATAAATTTATCCCTATCGATGAACCGGGTATCATTGATAGCTTCAGCACCAGCCTAAACGAGATGGGCGTTCCTGCCGGTGCAGTTATGCTACTTTCGAATTTACCACAATTTAGAGGCTTAAATTTAGCCGGTAAAGCCGTTACTACATTAGGAGCGACGGGTGCAGCTTCAGGACTTGGTAGGGTGATGGACGTTAAGCGTGCCGCCGACAACCTAGGTGCTGATTTAAGTGCGAGCGACTATATACAAAGAGGAGTGAATGCAAGCAATGACGACCTGACTTTAGGTCTTGCTCTTGCTAACGGAGCGAAGCTCGCTAAACCTACGCTAGGTGTGGCAAAATGGCTAAAAGATCACTCCATTACCAGTAAGGCGCTTGATCTAGCCGGGCAAACTTTGACGGATGTGCCTACTGCAAATATGCAAGGGGCTATGAAATCGGCCCGTGCATTGGCAGGTGACGAGACAGATAAATTTATACAAAACGCGAAAGAAGTAGGAGGATATGATATAGATGGCGGCAATATGACCGACCTACAAATTTTAAATCCTATCATAAATAAAGCCAAAGATCTTTCGGCAAGTGCTGCAAAGAAGCTAAATTTAGACAATATTTCAAACGCCCTATCAAACACTAAAGGACTTGACGCAAAAAGGAAAGAGGCGCTTGATATAGCGCTTGGTAATCCAAATTTAGAAAATAGAGTTGTGGCTGCATTGCAAGGAGATAAAACCGGGTCAGGCGCAAGAAACATTATCAAGCTAGCGCAGCAAGATGTCGATAACTTGAGACAAATTTTAGGTGATGAAATAAAAGCTACCGATCCCAAAGAGGTTATAGAAAAATACTACCAAGACACTAAAAATAATTTTGGCAAGGCTATAGACGAGTTGGCGAATTTTAAAGACGGACAAACGATCAAGTTAAGCGATGATGCAATAAAGCAGATGAAAGATGAATTTAGTCAAAGCGTAAATATGTTTGATCGTTCAAATCCAAAAATAAAAGCTGTGCTAGACGGGTTTGATAGCCTAAAGGGCAGAAAGCTCGACGTAAGAGATTTAAACGAACTAAGAGCCAACTACAATAACCAACTAAATGAGGTTTTAAATTCTGATAAAAATTCATATTTTACTAAGACAAATTTCATAAAAGGTAAGCAAATTTTAGAGCAAGCTATGGATGATTTATTGGGCGACGAGGGGGCAAGAGCATACCTTAAAGAACATCTAGGCGACTATAAAGCGATGAAAGGCTTTGAGAAAAATCCGTTTTTTGAAGCTATGACGAACAATAATAGCTCGATTGATAACGTTATAGATAACTTTTCGAGAGCCAACAACTCTCAAGGCAAAATTTATGATGACTTTGCAAAACGCCTTAGCCCAAAAGAGGCGGAAAAATTCGAACTTGCACTGATAAAGCAAGCTTTTGACGGCTCGATAGCAAAGACCGGGACCTTTGATATAAAAGAAATTCTAAACTCACGCGATCTAGCCGAAAACCTATCAAAAATAAATTTTACAACCGATAAAGCCAAAGCGATCGCAAAACATATCGACCAGCTTTCAAAAGCTCGCGGAAATGTAGCCGGTATATTATCAAAGCTTGACGAGAAATTTATAAAGCCTACGGTATTTACGAAAGGCATAGCTACTACAGCTGAGGGTGCGGCAAAGACGCAGTGGATAAATACCGCAAGACAAATAGCCCTAAAATATATGCCAATCATCGGCAATGACGCAGCGCTTGAGTATCACTTGAAAGAGGCCGCCAAAAATATCAAACTTGGTGGGAGTATGGATGACTACATCAAAAAATTAAAGAGTATGAACGCTCCAGAGCAAGAAATAAAGACACTGGAAAATTTTAGAAAAGATTTGGGAAAAACTTTAAAAGAGGCAAGCAAAGGTGATAACTTTATAATGAGAGACGGCGGAGTGAGAAAAACTGACTACAACATAAAAACCAGTATTGCACCAAACGTCAGAGACCTAGCAAAGCTTACGACTGATGAAATTTCAGCCGATTTGGAGTATTTGGCAAGCAAGCATCCTGAAATGTTTGAAAAGCCCAGTGATGTTTTTAGACTGGTCAGAGAAATAAAAGAGCATCCTACATATTTTTATAATAATTATAGGCTTGATGCTGGGCTGGTCATAAAACGGCTGAAAGATGGGAAAATAGGTAAGATGGTGGTCAAAAAAGATGATGGAGAGGTCTTGCATGCAACAAAAGTTAGAGAAAGGGACTTGGCTAGAATGGAAAGAGTAAGCAAGCAGATGGCGGGGACATCCACGCTCCCTGCACCTTCGCGCGCTACCGATAACATTGCGCCGAAGCAGGACGCTAATTCCGCTGGTAAGGCGTATTCATCTGCTAGCAATAACACCATTATACCACAAAACGCTAAAAATTCAAATGATTTGGAAGCAGAGCTAACGGATCTTGAAAAAGAATTTATTCGCTTATTCCCGCAAAACAAAAGCCCTCTACTAAAAACGAAAAAAGTAAAAAAGCTAAAGAGTGAATTTTATGACGATAAAACAACGCTTGCGCGCAAAATGCAGATACTAGGAGAACTCAATAAACTAAAAACCAAGTAATCTTTCAAGGCGAGGCTTGCTCGCCACTTCTTTATACTCTACTTTTTAAAATTTCATACAAATAATCAAAATTTCCCCAAATACTGCAAAAAACACCTATTTTTTGCAGTCCCCTTTCTCATAACATAGCCATAAATTTCAACAAAAAGGGAAACAATGGCTATAACTTCAACGGGCTTTCAAGCCCCGGCAACCAAACGCGTCGGACTAGTCCCATCAGTCTATGACAAGATCATCTTGATCGGTGCGGACGAAACCCCTATGTTAAGTCTCATTGGCACGAGCAAAGTAAAAAGCATCAAGCACAGCTGGATAACCGATACTATCGGCGAACCAAAGAAAAACGCCCAAATCGAGATCAGCGATTTTAGCGGTGCGGGCAAAAGCACGAAAAAGCAGCTTGACAACGACACTCAAATTTTCACAACTGAAGTGAGCGTGTCAAAGACTATGCAAACAGCACAAACTTACGGCGGAAAGGAGCTTGAGAACGAGATCACCAAAAAAGCCAAAGAGCATAAGCTAGACATCGAATACGCACTCTTTGGCCTAGGTAGAGACGCTGACGCTAAAAAGAGCGTCTTTAAGGCTGCGACCCCAAGGACAGATACGACAGCTTCCGAGATGGCAGGCATCTTTTACTACGTGGCAAATGGGGCGAGCGCATTTACTGGCGGCAAATGCGGTAATGTGCTGGCTTTCGACGCGTCAGGAGACTGGAAAGGAGCGACCACACCTCTAACAGAGAGCGTGCTAAGTCAAATTTTGCAGCAAATCTGGGACAGCGGTGCGACGCCAAAGGATGTTTTCATAGGCGCGGCGCTAAAACCGGCGATAAACAAGCTCGCTACTCGTCAATTTGGCAATGAAAAGGCTATAAATTCAAGAGTGGTGAGCCTTGATACCGACTTTGGCAAGGTAAATTTTAGGATGCACCGCTTCCTAAGTGCAAAATATGGCCTTGCCGATACACTCATTGCGGGCGACTTCGAGTTTGCTAAAAATGGGCTATTTTTGCCGACTGAGATCGAAGATGTACCGACGTCAAAAACAGCAAAACAAAAACGCTACTACACCGAGTGTTGCCTAGAAATTCGCAACCCTGCTGCATTTGCGATCGGCGTAGGATTAAAGGCATAAGATGCTTTGCACGCGCGCTAAGGAAATTTTAGAGTTAAAGTCCAAATCCGGACTAAAGCTACCTGAAAACGAAATTTTAAGCGAGTTATTTTTAGAGGCGATGCTATATGTCGCCTCTAAATGTGTGCCAAGCGAGCTAATCAGGGGTGAGGCAGATAGTGAAAAAGTATATCGTAATATCGAAAACGGCTTTTTTATATGCTATCCAGATAAACCAAATTTTTCAGACAAGAACGAACATTTGATGATAGATGAGACTTTGACATATGCCGTCATAAACGAAGTGATATTTTTACTGAATAAAGATCCATTTTATAGGGACTTGGCGATAGAACTCATAGCTCAATACAATGCAAACGACGGGAGAGAAAAAGAGTGGATTTAGAGGGATTTAACGAAGCGCTGAAAAACGCCAAAGAAATTTCAAAAATCGATTTGCTTAAGCTTTTCAAAGAGCTGACGCAAAAGTTTAAGCAAGTCAAACAAACGATAGAAAAGAGCGGGTATCATGACAAATCTTTATGAGTTGAAAATGGGGGCTGAAAAGCTTGAAGCCTTAAAAGTATTGCTCGAAAATTTAAAAGAGCTCGAAGCAGCGATAACGAGGCTAAATTTAGAGGAATTAAAGGGTATAAAATCAGCCTTCGACACCAAATACGACACCTTCGATAAATTCGTAAATAACCTCGACGCCTTAAAAAGTGAGCTTTTGAGTAAAGTCGAAGCCAAAGGTGATCGAGGCGAAAAGGGCGAGCAAGGAGAGCGCGGGCCTGTGGGACCAAAGGGAGATAAAGGCGAGAGCGGGCAAAAAGGCGACAGAGGCGATAGCTTTGCAGTGAATACCGTAGGTGTATCAAGCGATCTAGCCAAATACGCCGGCAAAGAAAAGGGGTTCAGCTTTTTAGATATGAGCAAAGGACTACTTTATTTCAAAATTTCAGATACTAGTGGCGACTGGTCGGCTCCTATCGCATTCGGAAAAGGCGAGAAAGGCGATACTGGTCCGCAGGGATTACAAGGAGAAAGAGGACCTGCCGGAGAGCAAGGAGCTCAAGGCCCAAAAGGCGAACGTGGAGAAACCGGGCCTGCCGGTGCTATAGGACCTCAAGGACTTCAAGGAGTGCCTGGAGCAAAGGGTGACGCAGGAGAAAGAGGTCCGCAAGGAATACAAGGAGTTCAAGGACCAAAGGGAGACAAGGGAGATCCAAACCCTAATGCTGAGGATAGTAAAAAACTAGGCGGATCGCTACCTGATGAATTTTACCAACGAAATCATGCGAACACCTCTAAAATCACATCAGTTACAGGCACTAGTATAGACCTGTCTCAAGGCGATAACTTCCTACTTGATATGAATGCAAAGGCAGCCCTTGTGCTAAATAATCCTCAAGTAGGCCAAGTAGGCATCATAAGAGTTACCAATGCTACGAACATCACAGGCTACGATGCCAAGATAAAGTTTAGGAATGTGCCAAGCTCATTGACAGCTAATGAGACATTTTCTTACTTTGTCCTTGATGGTGAGAATATCATCATGGGGAGAGCCTGATGAAAAGCTTGATGATGAGTGGGGGTAGTGAATGGGTATTAAAAACAAAGACGATTTTGTTAGCTTCTGGGGAAGCTATGATTTCTAGGACTATCCCTAATTTTAAAACATTTTCAATAACTCCTTCAACGTTTCCAGCAACGCAAAAGGATATAGAGCTTGTTTCAGTAACATTAAGTACTTCCTATAAGAACAATACTGCTACCTCTCCTTTTAAGAAAAAAACTTTACCTGTAACGCTTGGCATGCCTGCTAACCCTACAAGTTATGGACTTCAGGGTCGGAACAAATCACTAGAGGATACTAGCATAATTGATACTATCTGGGTAGGCACAGGGACAACTAGCGCTTCAAAGTCTTATTCGATACACATAACCTATCAGTGTAAGGAGCAAGAATAATGAAGTTTTATTTCCAAAGCACATAACTAAGGACTTTATGGCAGAAATTTAAAAAGGAGGAAACAATGCAACTATATAACACCTTAGCAAAACAAATAGAAAACGTCTCTTACATCCAAAATGAAAAAGGAACATTTTACGTAGAGTTCCTAAGTCCTGATGAGCTACTAAGAAATGGCTTTAAGCCTATCAAACAAGCAGAATATCCAAGCAACGTAACGCAGATGCAAGAGGTCAAGGAAGTCATCAAAGAAACAAAACAGGCTTATGAGATAAGTTATGAAATAAAAGACATCGATCTTGATAGAGCTAAAAAGATCAAACAAGATGAGCTAAAAAACTATATCGAAAACACACTCGAGAAAAATCATATCAAGGTCGAGGGAGTGGGCGAAATAGATACAGGCTATAACTATTTGCTAAACGCCGAAGCTCTCATAAACTACGTAGAGGCGAACGGCCTAAACGAGATAGATTTTCGTATGTATGACAATAGTATGAAAAAGCTAAATTTAGAACAACTCAAAAAAATCAAACTAGCCATAGAGACTAGAGGTATACAGCTTCACGCTATCAAATGGCAGTATGAAAACGCGATAAGCAATGCAAAAAATGTGAGCGAGCTGGAGGCTATCAAATGGAAATAAGACGACCGATATTAAAACCTTTTTCAAAGGATAAATTCGAACTGGTGCAGGAGTATCAATATAAAGACATCATCGTACCAATAGGCTTTAAGACAAATGGAGCAAATGTGCCTCGTATCTTTTGGAGCATATTCCCACCAAATTCACCTGAATATCTTTCGGCGACCTTGGTGCATGACTGGCTTTGCAAATTAGCTGACCCTACTAACTTCACAGAAGCAGAGGAAATATTCTTTTTCAATCTGCCTAAACCTTGGCAGGATATAACAATAGGCGCTAGGTATAAAATAGCTGATAAATATCTAAAAGAGATGATGAGCGAACTTGGCTGCAGCAAGCTTAAAGTATGGATATTTTATACAGCTTGTAGGATCTATCATAAATTTAGATATGGAGCATGAGATGTTGAATTTTTTGATTGGTAACAAAATTTGGCTAGTCATCATCGCCGCACTTCTTGGAGTGCTTACGTCTTTTGGTGTTGAAATTTGGAAATTAAAAAGCGATATAGAACAAGCAAAGACCGAACTCAAAGAGGCGAACACACAACTTGTTATCAAAGAAGCGAACCTGCAAATTTCAGTGTCAAATCTCAATGAGTGCAACTCAAAAATCGATCTGCAGAACGAACGTATCAAAAACATGCAGATCAAACCCCCAGACGAGCAAGAAGTCAAAGAGCGCGTGATAACTAAATTTCAAAAAATCAAAGTGCCGGTCAAAGACACAAGGTGCGAACAGAAGCTGGCGTATTATGAAAGCTTATTCGAGGAGCTTGGCAGATGAAAATTTTAGTATTTTTGCTCTTAGCTATGTTTTTCATAGGTTGTGCGGCCAAACCTGAAGTAATCACTCGCATACAATATCAAGATGTATATATCCCGGTCAGGTGCCAAGCAAAGATGCCTGAAAAACCGAAATTTGACAAAAAGGATCTGCAAAGCGCAAGAGCTTTGGCGGTTTATTATCGTCAGGTGGAAATTCTATTAAAAAGGTGTATAGATGAGTGAGCTAGTCATCAAAGCTAGGAAATTTTGGCTAAGCAAAAAAGCGATCGTAGAGATAATACTTTCAATAATCGTGATGATGCTCGTCACGATGTAAAGGCGGGGGAAGTGGACAGCTTGATAGAGGAGATAGGTTTTTATTTTTGGGTCATCATAGTAGGCGTCTTTGGCGGACTTTTAAATTTGGCAAATGGTGGCAAAGGTGGCAGGAGCAGACTGCACAGGGCGCTTAATGCTCTGATAGGCACGCTTAGCTCTATGTTTGTTTGCTGGCTGGCGTATGAAGCTGCACTTTATTTCACGCAAGCACCAAAGTTTTCACTTGCCATAGGCGGCTTTTTTGCTTGGCGAGGGGCAGAGTGGGTGACTACGATGATAGATAAAGCCATAGACAAAAAGATAGATAACTTTGGCGATAGCAACTATGACTATACACCAAGACCACCTCGTGATTATGACGATATAGGAGATGAAAAATGAACTACACACAAGCTTTTAATCTTTTAATGAGCTTAGAATTTAGCCGTCCTGAAAATGCCCTACATAAAAACCCAACAGAAAATGGGCTAACTTTTATGGGTATTTACGAAGTAGCAAATCCAAGCTGGGGTGGGTGGAAACAAATAAAAACAGCTATCAACGCATACGGCGATCTTAAAAAAGCTAGCGTTGCTTTATATAACGATAGTGCGCTTGTAAATTTAGTGGCTAGTTTTTATAAGACCAATTATTGGGACGCCCTAAATTTAGATAGCGTAGATAGCCAAATAAAAACAAATGAGCTTTTTTGTTTTGCGGTCAATGTTGGCACAAAAAGTGCCGTACGTGTGCTTCAGGATATGCTGGGGCTACAATGCGACGGCATAATGGGGCAAGAAACGCTAAGGGCTCTAAACAACTATAACGAACAAGCCTTCGATGTTGATTTTGATAGGGCAGAAATAGCATATTATAGAAACCTAATAAGAAAAAATCCACGACTTGGCATATATGAGCGAGGCTGGGAAAATAGAGCAAGGAGAGTGTAATGGCTGAACGAAATTTTGGAGCAGAGATTGACGAAATAAAAACACAACTGCAAACAATTACTTCTAAAATTAATAACCTAGAGAGCGAAACTAGATCGCTAAAAAGTTTTACAAACGATCTAAATAACGTGATAAATGGCTTTTCATCAAGAATTAGCCAGATAGAAACAAACGGCTTAAAAAGTGCCGTTAGCAACCTACGCAATGATCTTGATCTGCAAAAAATAAAAGTAACTAGACTGGAGAGAAGAGACAATGGACTTTAAAAACGCATATTTGGAAAGAACGAAAGAGCTATTAAAACTAAGCATCGGAGCAGACACGCCATATCAAGAAACACTAAAGTATCTTGATGATTGTTTTGAGAAATACGAAATACCAAACCAACACAGGATAAACGTGCTTTCTCAAATGCTGCCACTAATCACAACGCAATTTACTATTACGGCGATGCAAACTGGGCTGGAGCTAACACAGCAAGATTTGAGCTTTGAGCTATCACTCAAAAACCTTGAAAAGCAAGCAGCCGCAATGGATGCAAACATTGAGGGCATAAAAGAGCAAACTAGAAATACGAAACTAAAAAATAATGAACTAGAGGCACAAGCAGCGGATAAGCTAGAAAATTTAAAAGAGCAAAACAATCTCTTGCGTGCCCAAATAGCAAAACTTGCAAAAGAACAAGCACTAGCAGAAAGCCAACAGCGAGCGGTAGATAGACAAGTAATAGACAATAGAATAATCAAGTCAATGTCAGTGCTTGGCAACTTCATAGCAGAAAACCAAGCTGGTGGTATGGTAGTGCCGTCTGATATGACAAAGTATTTGTTCAATATGGTGCATGCGCTAATTAAAAACGATATAACGATCGATGAAAACAAAAACTTCACGATGACAAAGAAATGA